CCGAGCTCGCCGTCCGGGCCTCCATATATCAATTAACCATAAAATGAGCATGACTAAAGGACGAGGCGGTAGTGGATGGTGAGGGTGTTGGCGGCTTTGTTCCAGGTGATATTGTCGGCGACGCTGCGGACGGCGGCGTTCTTTTCGGCAACGGTGGTGTCGGGGGATTCCAGCGTTTTGACGACGGCACGGAGAGCGGAGCGCAGCAGCTTCGGATCGACGGCGGCCTGGTCCTCTTTCTGCATGGCGGCGATCTGCGCGTCGAGATCGGCGATGCGCTTCTGCACGGCGGCCTTGCTGGCCTTGTACTCTTCGACCGTATCGGCGCCGGTGAGATAGGCGTCGCGCAGGCGGTCGAGCATGCGAACGGCGGAATCGCGCGCGGCCTCGACGGCGGATAGGGAAGATGCGGAGCCGTCGCTGGAACGGACCACATCGAAGGTCAGAGACGAACCGCGGGCGGCGTCCTCCTGCAGGCGGGAGATCAGTGCAGCCTCCAGCGCGTCGCGGCGCACCGTCTGCCGGACGCGGCAGGAGCCGCGCACGTAATTGTTGCAAGCCATATAATCCGGCGTATTCACGATGAGGCCACCGCCGCAGGCGGCACAGCGGACAAGGCCGGAGATCCAATGCTTCTGCGTTCCGGACGCGCGGGCATAGCGCGGGTACAAAAGCTTCTGCTCGTCGATGCGGTGCTGAACGGCATTGAAAGTCTCTTCGTCGATCAGCGGCTCGTGCTTGCCGTCGACGAGGACGACATTCTCGTTCGAAAAGTCGCGGCGGGTGCGGCCGGCCGGATTCCAGCGCAGTTTGCCGATATAGACGGGGTTGCGCAGGATATATTCGATGGTCCGGTTTTCGAATCTGCCGCCGCGGTGCGTGCGCTGGCCGCATTCGTTCATCCAGCGCGCGAGCGGAAAGCAGCCTTCGCCAGCGAGGTAGCGACGGAACAGCTCTTTCACAAAGCCATCCTCGGGCGGCTTCGGCACGAAAACGTGATCCTTGATGCCGTAGCCATACGGCGGATTGCTCTGCACCTCGCCGCGGCGGTGCTTTTCCTCCATGCCGCGCTTGACCTCCTGGGCAAGGTTGATGCTGTAGTATTCGTCCATCGCCTCGATGAGCGCTTCGGTAATGAGGCCCATGCCGCCCTCGGCCACGGGCTCGGAAATGGAGATGACATCAATGCCGAGCTGCTTGCGCAGGATAGACTTGTACATGACCGCATCATCGCGGTTGCGGGCAAAGCGCGAAAACTTCCAGAGCAGAATCGCGTCGAAGGGCTTCGGCTTCGTCTTGGCGACGCCGATCATGCGGCGGAATTCGTCGCGCTTTTTCACGCCGCGGCCGGAAATGCCCTCGTCCATGAAGACGAATTCATCCGGCACGATATAGCCGTTGCGCGCGGCCCATTTGCGGACCTCGACGAGCTGCGAGGCGGGGGAGAGCTCCACCTGGTCATCGGTGGAGACGCGGATATAGGCCGCGGCGATGCGAAGATCAGGCAGCGGCGCGGGGACGGAAGAAGTAAAGCCTTTCGGCGGGGTCATAAGAGGTCACTCCTTTGCGGGGGGGGATTTTTACCGGTGGCGGGGCGGGACAGAATGGTATATACTGATGCGCGGCGCCAAAATATTATCATCGGAAGATTCTGAGAGGAAAGAGAGGCAAACCATGCCAAACCGACTCGATCAAGAGATCCTTGAAAAGTTCCGTAGACTGAACCCTGAGAATCAGGAAGCTATTCTTGTTTACTTAGCAACAGCTCTATCTGAGCCAGAAGCATCTTCTTCTGATCGTCGGTAAGCCGGCGAACCAATTCCATCAAGCGCGCTTCCAATGGGGAAAGACCGTCGACCTTCAGGTCGGCGGTTTTTTCTATCTCATCACACCCAAGCAGATATGCAGGGGTAGTGTGCAGCGCGACGGCAAGCTTTGCAATTTTATCTCTGCGCATATTAGCAATATCGCCGGTTTCCCATTTGCGGACAGTGCTTTTGCCGACGCCGACAATGTTGCCAACTTCCTCTAAGGTCAGCCCGAGCTCTTCACGCAGCTGCCTGATCTTATCCTTCATTTCCATAGGGAATCACCTCACTGTGCGTTGATAATATCACATAAGTGTCATTTATGCAACATTGAAGTTTCGTAAAAGACATAATTGTGCTTGACAATAGAAAATGATATGTTAAGATAGTGTCGTAAAGGACACTTACAAAGGAGGTGAAAACGATGAACGCAAAAGCATTGTACGACGCCATGAAAGCAAAAGGTATCCAGATCGGGGAGATGTGCGAGCTGCTGAACATGAGCAGAAGCGCATTTTATCGAAAGACAAGAGGTAAGTCCGAGTTTACGTTGAGCGAGATCAATAAGATCTGCGAGGTACTTGGCGTGTCTTCGCCGATCGGAATTTTTTTTGCTCAAGTAGTGTCCTAAAAGACACTTCCAGATGAAAGAAAGCTGCGGAGAAGAGAACGGAAGCGGATTTTTTGAAGTGCCGCCATTAGGGCGGAAAAAGCAAAACAGCCGGTGCGTCATCACCGACTGTTCTGCCGCAAATTTCTTTACCATAGCCAGACGCACCATAAATGGGCAGCACATGACGATGCCACTTCTATGACTGGCTGCGCGACTTAGGCAGTATGCGATCTGCCGATTCCCTGACGGGCCGCCCCGTCGCTCGCGCAACGACATGACAGATTCGTTTCGCACTCACGGTTTTTTGCGCTCACCAGCGTAGACCGCCTATGGTTGGGCGGAATAGCCTCTATGGTGAAGAGGCTTTAGAGCGCGGAGCAAATCGAATCAAACGTTATGGCACAGGGGCGGATGCAAAAACTGTCCCAAAAAGAACAGCCCCTTTCCGCCCTAATAGGGGCACTTCAAGAATAGCACAAATTTGTCTTTTCTGCAACACATATTCGACGAGCCGAAAGGCTGGGGCAAGGGGACGAGCGGGGCGGCATAGATTCTGAGAGAAAGGAGCGTGCGGGCATGGGGAAGCGAAAACAGGAGCCGATCATCGTGAAGGCCTACGTCAAGACGGCGGACGGCGGCGAGGTGGACGTGGACACGCTCAGCGACGAGCAGCGCGAGAAGCTGGGCACATGGCTGCGCGTGACCTACCTGAACGAGCTGTGCCGAGGGAAAGCAAAATTCCATGTGAAACAATAAGAGGCAAGGGAAAATCCTTTGCAGAAAGAGAGGGACAAAATGCAAAAGAAGGATCGACGCACGAGAGAAGAGCGGGCGCTGCGGCACGCGCAGACGCTGCTGCGGCTGGCGGTACTGCTGTGGATCGCGGTGCTGCTGCTGTGCCTGTTGGAGCCGGGATGCCTGGCGATGGACGCGGCGGCCGCGGCGGCGGAGACCGACCCGGCGGTCACGTGGCTGGCGGCGGTGGGCGCCGGATGGCTGACGTGGCGCGGAATGGTGCTTGTCCTGAAGCTGGACGAGCCGAGGAGAAAGAGGGGGGTGCGCAGATGAGCTATTTATCCTCGGGCGCGCAGCTGCTCGGCAACCTTGAGCACACGGCGGCGGAGCTGCTGGAAACGACGATGCAGGAGCGCGGGCGCGGCTTTGCGAGCGACAACGAGAGCTGGGCGGAGATCAAAGCCCATCTTGAGCGCGCGAAGAAGGCGACGGGCGACCTTGAAAAGGTCCACAAGGAGATGTGGGACGCCATCAAAGACCAGAACGAGGACGCCTACGGGGCGCTGGCGAATGAGCTGACGCGCGCGGGCGCTGCGCTGGCGGCGGAATGGATGGTCGTCTCGGTGCTCGGCAAGATCGCCGTGGAGATGACGGGAGAGTGAAGCGCGCATGGACGACAAGCGATTTATCGCGCCGCAGACGCGGCCGACGCTCTGCTGGTCATGCCGGCGGGCGTGCGGCGGCTGCTCGTGGACGGAGCGAGATCCCGTGACGCACGCGATCCGCTTCGAGCCCGTGAAGGGCTGGGAGGCGGAGAAAACGACGATCAACGGCTCGAAAAGCGAGCACGGCGAGAAGTGCTACCGCTACACGACCGACAGCTACCGCGTCGTGCGCTGCCCGCTGTACGTGCCGGACCGGCGGACGAGAGCCAAAAGCGCCATGCCGGTATGGGCCATGCAGGCCGCGAACGCATGAAAAAGGCGGCTGACCGATGGCACCGGTCAACCGCCACGAAGAAAAACACACATGAAAGGAGATTTTCTTCCCCGCCATTATAGCATGCGGCGGGGAAGAAGTGCAAGGGAAATGAGCGTGATTCAAGACGCCATTGCCGCCATTGAGGGCCAGCAGCCGAAAGAGCGCTCGGCGGTGTGGATGGTGGGTGAGCAGCTGAAAGATATGGTCCGCGGCAATGAGGCCGCGGCGGCACTGCTACTGACAGACCTGACGCAGAACAAGGAGATGACGCTCGCGGCGGCGGAGAAGAAGATCGCCGAGCGAGCCAAAAAGAATAAGGTCGGCAACTGCGGGTGCGTGACGCCCGCGGAGGCCGAGGACATCCTGCGTGAGTTTTTCGGCCTGCCGGAGCGCGGCACAGACGTAGCACCGCAGACGGAGAGGCGCAAGGTCGTGGACCTTGCGGACTTTTTATGAGCCGCCGCACAGACGCCGGATGGGAGAATCTGGCGGACAAGCTGCCGTTCCAGCCATGCGGAGACCTGCAAAACGACGTGCTGGAAGATATCTATGACAACGACATGCTCGGGACAGGGATAATGCTTTACAACCGCGAGAGCGTGGAGACCGCAAATCCTATTGCGCAGATCATGGACGCGGAAGACTGGGCTCGCTGGGAGAAGTCTCGGAAGCGCCGCTGGGGCGCGCGCTGCACCTGCTCAGCCTGCGGAGAAGAGTTTTTTGCGGGCTATGTCAGCGACAGCGGTACGAGCGGCATTGTCTTGAGGCAGGGCGAGGACGGACAGATTTATGACGGCTACGTCGACAAAGGCGACGACGATGCGCAAATCTTCTTTGACGACGAGACGATCGTTTGCCCGCGCTGCTACCAGAGCGTGGTCGTGACGCGGCGGAGCGAGCTGCGGCAGGGGCGCACGCTTCAAGCATTGCAGGCCGAAACGCTGAACATTGACGGATATCTCGCGGTGCTCTATTGGATGGTGGCGCGGTATCAGGACAACACGGGAACAGACGTCGCGACGTTCTCGCCGCACGCGGCACTGATCGTGGACCGCTGCGGCGTGCTGCGACGCTTCCGCGCGGTGCGCCACAGTAACGAGGCGCGTGACGTAACGTGGACACCCTGCAAGCAGAGCTGTGACCCGATGCAGCAGCCCTATTACTGCCACGGCGCCGTGAACGGACGGCAGGTCGGTGGCTGGGTGTGCGCCTACGGCCCAGAGCTCGGCGGAACGACGGGCGAGAAGACGGCACTGGACAAATACATCGGCGCGGGCGGAGCCTGGCCGGGGGCGTATCTGCACGTCTGGCGCAAGCACCCGCAGGTGGAAAATCTGATGCGGCAGGGGTTCGGCGATGCGGTGACGCAGACCATTGACAACTATCTGAACATGTGCGGCAACTATTCCATGCTGCGCGACGCACCAAATATCCCGTGGGTCGATTGGAGCGAGACGAAGCCGCACCGAATGCTCGGCATGAGCAAGGAAGCCTTCCGCGAGGTGCGCGGGAAGCATTGGAGCGAAGGCACCGCGCGGTGCTGGGCGAGCTACCGAATGCTTGTAAAGAACGCGGACGCGCTGCAATTCGTGCAGGAGGTCGGCAAGCTCGGCCTGAACGGCATGGAAAAACTGCTGGGCGCCTATCGGGCCGTCGAGACCGATCTGCACCCGACGCATGTGGTGAAATACCTTGAAAAGCAAAAGCGGCTGAAAGGCGGCGTGCAACTGCTGCTCGATTACCGGCGCGTGCTGCGGGCGCTGTGGCTGGCGGACCAGAACGAAACGCTGTGGCCGCGCGACCTGCAAGCGGCGCACGACCGTGTAATGGAGATGTACGCGGCGCACGAGGGCGTGAAGTACTACTCGGCGGATTTTACGCCGGTCTATATCCGGCTCAAGGCGCTGGAATGGACAGACGGCGAACTCTGCATCCGCATCCCACAGGAGGAGCGGGAGCTGATCGATGAGGGAAAAACCCTGCGCCACTGCGTGGGCACCTACGGCAGGACACATTGCAGCGGCAAGCCGATCTTCTTTGTGCGGCACTACCGCAGGCCAGAGCGCAGCTATTACACGCTGAACATCGACCTGACGCGGGCGATGCCGAAGGAGATCCAGCTGCACGGCTACGGCAACGAACGCCACGGCGAGCGCAAGCAGTATGAGCACGGCATCCCGAAAAAGGTGCGCGACTTCTGCGACAGATGGGAGCGCGAGGTGCTGACGCCGTGGTTTATGGAGGAACAACGCAAAAAGTTCGCTGAAACGAACAAAGTGGACAAGAAAGCGAGGAAAGGCGCATGAGCGAAACAATGGAAATGGCCGTGGCCGGCGAGGTGCGCAGCATCACCGCCATCACGGACGAGATCATTTTTTACAAAAATGTCGGCGGACAGGCCGTCATCGAGATTGGCAAGCGGCTGATCGAGGCAAAAGCACAGCTCAAACACGGGGAATGGCTGCCGTGGCTGAGCGAAAAAGTGGAGTTTTCGGAGACGAGCGCGCAGCGATTTATGCAACTTGCAAGGGAGTACGGAAATACCTCACTGGTGGGGGATTTGGGAACCTCGAAAGCCTTGGTATTACTGGCTTTGCCGGCATCTGAGCGAGAGAATTTTGCGAGCGAAAAACACGTTGTCAACGGGGAAGAAAAAAGCGTCGCCGAGATGAGCAAACGCGAGCTCGAAGAGGCCATCCGGCAGCGCAAGATCGCTGAGCTGGAACGCGACAAGGCGCGGCGCGAATTGGACGAACAGCGCAAGGCCAACGAGGAGGCCGCGGCGGAAGCACAGAAGGCGCAGGAGGCGGCGGAGGCCGCCCGCGCCGAGGTGGAGAACGCGCAGGGCACGGCGCTGGCCGCGCAGGAGCGCGCGGCGGAACTGGAACGCGAAATGAAGGAGCTGCGCGAGAAACCTGTAGACGTCGCCGTACAGACGGTGGACGCGAGCGAGGAACAGATCGCCGCGGCGGTGAAGGAGGCGGAGCTTTCCGCCAAGGAGAAGATCGGCAAGAAGGCCGAGGAGCTGAAAAAGGCCAGAGAGGACCTGGCACAAGCAAAAGCGGACGTGCAGGCCGCGGCAGAAAAGGCCGAAAAGGCAGAGGACGAGGCGGCAGCGCTGCGCGCTGAGCTGGACAAGGCCAGAAAAAGCGCCGCGGCGATGGACAACAAGGCGCTCGCGGAGTTTGCCGTCCTGTTCCGGCAGGCGCAGGAGACGGTGAACCGCATGACGGAGATCGTAGACGAGCTGGATGATGAGAGCCGCCCGAAGATCTACCGCGCGCTGGGCGCGCTGCGGGACATGATCGCTGAAAAGGCGGGTGAGGGCGCGTGAAGCGCAGCGACTATCTGAAACTCTGCGTGAGCGCGGCGATGCTCAGCTACCGCAAGCCGAAGGTGCTGTACGCTGGGATCGAATATTACCCCGAGGGCTATGAGCTGCGATTCGACAAGAGCGGCAAGGCGGTACATAGAGCGATCCTGCGGGATGCGAGCAAGCACAACTGCCTTTTCTACTGCCCGCTGGCGAAGGTGCAGGAGGTGCACGCATGAATAGCATTCAGGCGAGCCAGATCATGGGCGGGAACGGGGCAAAGGCGCGCAAGGCGGCCGACCTGTACCCGACGCCGCCGGAGGTAACGGTGGCGCTGATGCGCTTTCTCAAGCTGCCAGCGGGGACGGATATATGGGAACCGGCCCGTGGGCAAGGGGATATGGTGCGAGCGCTGGCGGACTGCGGGATGGCTGTCTACGGCACGGATATCCGCGACGGGATAGACTTCCTGACCACTCGACAGCCGGGAAACGCGCCTGCGGCTGGTTGGATTATCACGAATCCGCCGTTTTCGCTGGCGGACGAGTTTATCCGCCACGCGGCGGAGATCGGCAAGCCGTTTGCGATGCTGCTCAAGGCGCAGTATTGGCACGCGGCGAAGCGGGCGCAGCTCTTCCGCGAGATCCCGCCGAGCTACGTGCTGCCGCTGACATGGCGGCCGGACTTCCTCTTCAAGGAGCGAGACGGTAAAAAGGGCGCGAGCCCGCTCATGGATGTCATGTGGTGCGTGTGGCTGACGCCGCAGATGCAGGGCGTGCAGACAGTATTCAAGCCGCTGATGCGGCCGGAAAAGGAGAAATGAGCATGTTTGTCGGAGAAACGTATAGCTGGGTGCCGACGAGCTGGGAGGGCGCGAACGGGATCGTCTCAGCGCTCGGCAAGAAAGGCGGGGTACACGGGAGAATCGCGTACATCAACGAAAACCATCGGTATTTTACGGCGGAGGCGAACGTCGGCGGCGTGGTCATCCGCGAGAGCTTCAAATTTTAAGGAGGGTGCAGACATGTTGAGCTATAAGAACGAAAACGGAAACGTGAAGGAACTGGCGGCCGAAGGGTCGATGGGAGACCTGCTCGCCGAATCGGCCTACCTGCTCACGGCGATCTACAGTATGCTTGCGCGCAGAGACAAAGCGGCGGCGGAGATCTTCAAGGTAAGCATGATGATGGCCGTGGGAGACCCGAAATCGCCGGTATGGCAGGACCTGAAGCCGGACTGCCTCAGCATCGCACAGCGCGCCAAGCCGAAGGAGGGCAAGAGCGATGACAAGTGACGAGGTTTTGACGGCGCTGCGATGCTGCGCAAGCGACAACTGCAACGGATGCCCGAGTCACAACAGAGGCCTGATTGGCACGAGCTGCATCAGCAGAACGATGCGGGAAGCGGCTGATTTGATCGAATTCCAGCAGCAGGGCCTTGAGGCGCTGACGAAGATGGACGAGGGGCTGAAAAAGCGGGGCGGCACGCTGAAAGAGTTCCTGCGACGCGGCGATGAAGTCGTGCAGGGGCACAGAGACCCTGCCGGACCGCCGGGCGATCCGGGTTTTGCGGGCGATATCTTCATCTGCCCGACGTGCAACTCGCCGCGCGTCTTCTATAACGCGGAGAAAGACGCCTACATATGCCCGAGCTGCGGGTGGCAGGACAAGGAGGGCTGACGGATGGTGGACTATCCCTATTTTTCACTGCGCGATCTGCGTAAGATGGATCGCCTGCTGGCGGTGTCGGACGCGACGCTCGGGAGATATTGCAAACGAACACAGAAGAAGCGGCGCAGGGATGCGCGGCGGAACAGGAGGAAATGATGGTTTCGGACGAGGCATTGAAAAAGCTGCAAGAGCAGATCGCGGCGTGGCCGATGGAACGGCGATTCGTGGTGCAGCAGCTCATTCGGGATTATTTGAGGGACCGGGAAGACCTGCGCGCCTATGAGGCGACAGGGCTGATGCCGCGCGGGGTCGAAATCCTCAAGGAAGAAAAGCTCAGCAGCGACGGTATGATCCTGATCGGGCGGCTGATGAGCAAGAAGCTACACGAGATCGGCTGCGAACGCCTGCGCGAGCTGGTCGAGGCCGGCGCGGACGGGCGCGCGATCACGCTGCCGTGCAAGCTCGGCGGCGAAGTGTGGGCGCCCGGCTGCGGCAGAACGGTGAAACTGCGCGTCGTCGAGGCGGCGCTGCTTCTGCAAGGCGAGGACGGCGAGGGCTATGAGAAGCTGAGCGACTTCGGCAAGACATTTTTCGCGACGAAAGAAGGAGCGGAGGAGGCAAAGCGAAATGAATGGTTTACTTGAAAAGCTGCGGCGGGGCGCGATCAGGGCGCTCGGCGGGTACGTTGAGCAGGTTCCACCGCCGAAACCGCAGGACAGGGTACTCATCAAATCGGAGAGCCGGAGGATCGAGAAGATCACGGCAAAGAGCCGCATCTGCTACAAAGGGCTCGATGGAGACCGCGCCAGACAATGGGCGATGCGGCACACAAAAGAGGATCTTGTTAAATTCTTGATGCGGAAGATGCTGGAAAGCGGTGCGGTCGTCTTTGAAGAGAACTGCATCGAGAGCCGGTACGATGACGTCGAACTGCGCGCAACGGTGTACGTCGCAATGCCGGAGGCATGAGGAGGAAATGAAGCATGAAACGACTGACGAGCGAAGAGGTCAGAGTGGACGAGAGCGTAGACCGGTATCTTGGCCCGCTCGCCGACCTTGAAGGCATGAAGCCGAAGCTGCTGGACCTGATTCTGAACGGTCCGGTGCTGAACAGTGTATCGAAGGACGTGCTGCGGCAGATCATTCGGCAGTTATACAGCGCGCTCGCCGCCTACGAGGACACGGGCATAACGGCGGAAGATATCATGGCGACGGTATCGATCCCGATGTTCGTCAAGGCGGCCTCGGCGGTGCTGGGCACTACGCCCGAGCGCTTGCGCGAGCTGGCCGAGGCCGACAAAGAAGGACGCACGGTGACGGCGCCGTACTGCAAGAACTGCGAGTACGGGGAGGCTTACGACCGGACGGACGGCAAAAAGGGAATATATTGCCACTGCCCGCGCTCGATTCTCCGCTACGGAAACGGCAGCATTTTCACGCCAGTGCGGGAAAACCTCGATTTTTGCAGTTACGGCAAGCCGAAGGAGGGCTGACGGATGGTGCGGGTATTTTGTGACCGGTGCGGGCGGGTCATTACGGGGATGAGCGCGCACGAGCGTGTGAGCGTGACGGCGAGTGGCGCGGGCGGCGGGGAGATCGCGAAGCTCGACTTCTGCACATACTGCGCGGACTGGGCCATCAACACGCTGATGCGGCGGACGATGGTCGGCGCGGGCGAGAAAAAGGGCGCGAAGGCGGACAAGCCCGCGCCCATCGCGCCGCCGAAGAGCGAAAAGGACGGCCTTGCGTGGACGGCGGGACAGGACAAGCGGCCGGCCGCGGAAGCGCCGCCACCCGAACCGCTCCCGACGCTGAGCGTCAAGGGCTACGGCGCGGCGGAGAAGCGGAAAATCTTCGACGCGCTGGTGCGCTACAAGGTGCGGACCGGTCCGGGGTGGACGGAGCGTGTGAGCACGGCCTGCGGCGGGGACGTGAGCCGCGAGACGCTGCGCGCGATCGTCGTGGACGGGCTGATGGTCGACATCCACGTGTGGCGCGTCATTGAGCGGGGGCTCAACGACCTGGGCGCAATGGAGAAAAAGGCATGAAGGTGACGTTTATTTTGCAGGCCGACGTGCCGGAGAGCGCTATCCAGGGCATCAAGGAGCGCGCGGCGATGGACCTTGAGCGCTACGGCGACGTGAAGGTCGTGAAGATCCTCGTCGAGAAGCCGCGCGAGCACGAGCAGTTACATCTTTAATCACGCCTGCGGGCGAAAAAGAAAGGAAACAGAACCATGAAACAGTACATCGGAACAAAACTTATCGAGGCAGTACCGGCTATCCGCAAGGGCGGCGAAGTTTACGAGAAGACCCAGCCCATCCCAAGAAGCATGGAGCCCGAGGAAGACGGCTATAAGGTCCGCTACCCTGACGGATACGAATCTTTCAGTCCAAAGCAGGTATTTGAAGAGGCGTATCGCCCGACTGACGGTATGAGCTTCGGTCTCGCCATCGAGGCGGCGAAGAAGGGCATGAAGATCGCCCGCGCAGGCTGGAACGGCAAGAACCAGCATGTCGAACTTGCTTGCTGCATCAGCTATTTGACGAAGGGAGGGTTCCACGTCAATGTGAATCACAACGCCATCGGAAACAATGCGCTGGCCTTTGTTGGTACGAGCGGCGTGCAGCTCGGCTGGCTCGCCTCTCAGGCGGATATGCTGGCCGACGACTGGATGATCGTGGAGGGCTGAGCGATGCAGAAGATCAACATTAAAAAGGTCACGAAGGAGCAGATGCTCAAAATGCTCGAGGAAGCGGCGGAAAAGCAGGAAGCGGCGGAAGCCGAGGCGGCGGCACATTTTAAGGACGGCGTAAAACTGGCCGAGGAAAATGAAAAGCTGCGTGGAGAGATCGGCACGCTGACGGAAAAGCTCGAGGAGAATGAAAAGGCGCTGGAAGAGGTCACCGCGAAGTATAAGAGCGCGGACCATTCGGCGGCGATGCTGCGGTCGCGTATCGACGAGGCAGAGAAGATGCGCGACCAGGCGCTCGAGGCGCACGGCGAGGACATGAAGGCGCTCGAGAAGGCAAAGAACGAAAGCCGCGAGCTGGCAAAGCAGCTTGGCGAGCGCGAGATCGAGCTTGCGAAAGTAAAACAGGAATGCGAGAGTGAGCTTGCAAAGCAGCGCGCGGAGGCAGAAAAGGCCTTGATGAAGATGAACGCGATCATCAACGGCCTGCTCAAGCGGCTTGAAGCACAGAGAGACATCTCGGAGGACTACCACAAGAGCCTCAAGTGGTGCATGGCGCATCCGTGGCGCAACGTGTGGCGCTGCATGAAAGAGTATTTCCGCTTCTGACGGACAAAGAGCGGGAGAGGAGGGGAGAGAGTGATGTTCCGATACAAAAAGAGCGTGCCGGTGAGCTACGAACGGCAGGGATACATCTATTTTTCATCGCTGCTGTATCGAGAAATGCCGGAGAAGGCGCAGCGGAAGATCCTCAACCTGTGTATGGAGTGCGGCGGCGGGGACTACTGCCGGGCACTTTTCGAATTCGTGACGACGGACGCGAACGCGACGTACATCTGCATGAAGCACAGCCTCTCCCGCTCGACGCTCGAGCGGATCGTGCGGAAGTATTACGAAGGTTTCCCACGGAGACTGTGACAGGGCTTCGGCCCTGTGTGCGCTGCCGCCGAAAGGGCGCGGCGGCGCACAGAAGGCCGAACAGATACTTTATTCAATATCACACGCGCGCGTGCGCGTGTGATTCGAGCTTGTAACGTATCTTAACTTAACGAACAAATCCAGTACAGGAGGACAGGGCTGTGTATCGAGGCAGAACATTCAACCGGGAACGGGTGTACGTATGCGGCGAGTATCTCGACGGAGACATTTACCCTGTCTTTCAGAAGCCCGGAGAGCGGAGAAAGAGATGCCGCCCGACGAGCGAGATCCAGAAGAAGCTGAACCAGAGGAACGCAGCGAAGAGATTGACACGCATCGTGCACATGAACTTCACAAGCCGCGACCTCGCCCTGCATCTGACGTATGACCGGGAACACATGCCGGAGAGCGCAGAGGACGCGCTGCGTATCGTGCAGAACTATCTGCGCGCCCTCAAGCGGCGGTACCGCAAGCTCGGCCTGGAACTCAAGTACATACTCTCCACCGAGTACGGCGGGAGAAGCGGCCGCGTCCACCATCACCTGATCGTGAACGCAGGATTAGACCGCGACGCGATGGAAGCGCTGTGGGGGCGCGGCTACGCCAACAGCAAGCGCCTGCAATTCAGCGACGAGGGCGTGAGCGGCCTGACGCACTACATCACCAAGGGCGACGCGAGCTACAAGCGGTGGAGCGGCAGCCGGAACCTCATCCAGCCGGAAGCGCAGCCACCGCGCGACGATCTGACGATGGAGGACGTGCGCACGCTTTTCGAGGCGGCGGAAATCCATCTGGCGAACGAATGGTTTGAATCACGCTTCCCTGGCTATGAGCTCGTGAGCTGCGAGCCGTGCCGCAACGAGACGAACAGGGGGTATTATATCCATTTCGAGATGCGGCGGAAAAAATCTACTTGACATGTTACATGGAACAATATATAATTACATGTAACAGGAGGTGAGACGATGGCGCAGGAAAGCCGCGCCGAGTACATGAAAGATCGCCGCGCCAACTTCAAAGCATTCCACGTTGAGGTCGAGAAAGAGCGAATGAAGCGCTTGGAAGATCGACTCGATCAGCAAGGAAAAACGAAGAAGCAATGGCTCGACGAAAAGATCGATGAAGAACTCGGAAAATAGCAGAACACCCGCCCGGCCGGTCAAAGCATAGGCGAGTGTTCAACACCGAGGAGGAATCTCCAACGGTAAATTCATTCTACCACAGGGGGTTCCTCCACACAAGAGAAAATTTTGAGGAGGAAACTATGAACAACAACTGTGTTCCCGTTTATCGGGACAGCATCGAATCAGAGGCCCTGATGTGCCGGTGTATCCAGAGCACGCTGGCGCTCATCCGCGCGGCGGTGGAAAATCCGGCGTCAGACTACAGCAGAGAGGTCGGCGACGCCTGTTACTTGCTCGAGAGTGCAATGGATCAGCGAATCTATGAGCTGAGCCGCATGGCAGAAGGCAAGCTGACCGGCGACCCAAAGGTCGGAGGTGCGGCATGAACATGACACCGATGCCACAAGAGAGCGCGGCGGAGATCGCGCGCATGAGCCGATATATCCAAAAGACCAAGGGCGCAGAAAAGACCGTGTACGACATGACGCTCAAGGAAATGGGGGCGCTGCGGGACATGACGAAGCGCGGCAAGGACTGGGACGCGGTGGAGCTGGCCTTCCTGTACGGGCGGGCCAAGGGCTACCGCGCGGCAAAAGCGGAGGTGAGCGCATGAGATTCATACTGAGCGCAAAAGGTCTGCGAGATATAATTAACTTTGCAATGGTCGACGAGCCGGATTATATCGAGATCGAGTTGCACGAAAGCGAAAAGAGGGACAAAAGCCGCATTGAGCTTCATTTGTGGCGACAAGAAAGAACAGACACAGGATATCCAAAGTCGGGACGGTACGAGCACAACGCGCGCATAGTGTACGTCGATAAGCACTTGGGCGAGAAACTAAAACTGCCATCAATTTGCCGGGAGGAAAGAGCATGAAGTACATTTTCAGCGTAGAAGAGCTTTACGAAGCAATCGCAGACTTGTATGACGATGGGAGGACTTCTGTTGAAGTCAGCTTAAACGAAAAGGGGAAGCTCGGAAAACCGTGCATTGAGCTTCATTCGTGGAAGCTCGGAAGAACAGAGTACGAAGAAACGGAGGTCTGCGTAGACCAATACGCAAGCAAATAACGCGAAAGCACCGGAGGGAATCTTCCTTCCGGTGCTTTTTTTGAAACGCAACGCGACGACGCGCGCGGGGGAGCCCGGGCGCGCTGTGCGCGTGCGCGATCGTAAAGCATTTGCCGCTCTTCGCGCGCGTGCGCGCGAGGAAACGCCGATAGCCTTAGAGCCGCAAGGGATTGCGGCTCTTTTTTCATGCCCGAAAGTTGACGGTTCGAGACCTGTTGCATTTGCTACACTTTTTGAAAACAAGGCAAGCGCGCCGAGGGGAGGGGTGCGGATGGCGCGGCAGAAGAAGTACACGGCGGCAACGCTGGGCAAGGCCTGCGAGCGCTATTTCGCAGCGATCACGCGGCGCGTGAAGGTCACGGAAATGGTGGACAGCGGCAAGCGAGACGACAAGGGCCATGTGATCCTCATCCCCGTGCCGGTGAAAAACACGCTGGGCGAAGAGGTCGAGGTGACGGAGTACATCATCCCGCCGAGCATGCACGAGCTGTGCGCCTTTCTTCGCATCGACCGGGCGACGTGGAGCCGGTACATGGGCGAGAGCGAGGAATTCGCGGCCGTCGGCGAGCGGGTGCGCGAGCGCATGAAGGCCTGGAACGAGCACGAGATGCTGACGCGGCCGGGCAAGGACCTGAAAGGAATCCTTTTCAACCTGACGAACAACTACGGCTACAGCGAGAAGAAAGAGGTCGAGCTCGGCGAGCGGGCGACAAAGACCGTGACGGCGGCGAGCATCCCGCTCGAGGAGCGGCAAGCGATGCTGCGCGAGCTGATGCAGGAGTTTGAGCACGATGGCGGCGACGAAGACGCGGACCTATGAGCGAGAGCTTGAGGTAGCGCTATGGTGGCGGGACTTCCGCGCGACGAACAACGCGCACTTCCTGCCGCTGCTGTTCGACCGGCACCGCTATCTCGTGCTCAAGGGCGGCGGCGGCAGCGGCAAGTCGATCTTCGCGGGGCGCAAGGTGCTCGAGCGCGTGACAAGCGAGCCGGGGCACCGCTGGCTGGTGTGCCGCAAGGTGGCGCGGACGCTGCGCGAGAGCTGCTTTGAGCAGCTGCGCGGGCAGATATCCGACTTCTACCCCGACAGCGGCGCGAAGGTCAACAAGAGCGACATGAGCATCACGTTTGCAAACGGCAGCAAGATCCTCTTCGCCGGACTCGACGACCCGGAAAAGCTCAAGTCGATCTACGACATCACGGGGATATGGATCGAGGAAGCAAGCGAGCTGGAAAAGAAGGACTTCGACCAGCTGGACATTCGACTGAGAACAAACTTCCCCTACTACCTGCAAATGATCCTGACCTTTAACCCGATCAGCATCACACATTGGCTGAAAAAGCGGTTTTTTGACCGCAAGGACCCGCGCGCGACGGTGCACGAGAGCACGTATCTCGACAACCGCTTTCTGACGGCGGAGGCCATCACGACGCTTGAGGCCTTCAAAGAGACGGACGAGTACTACTACCAGGTCTATTGCCTCGGCCAGTGGGGCGTGACGGGCAAGACGGTGTTCGACGCGAAAAAGGTGAGCGAGCGGCTGCTCATCGTCGAGCGAGCGAAGAAGCCGAGGCGCGGCTACTTCGAAAACGTCGTCAAGGAAGACGGCGTACACCTCGAGCGCTGGGCGTGGGTGGACGATCCGGACGGCGCGGTGACGATCTACGAGGATGTCGTCCCCGGCCGGCCGTATGTCATCGGCGGCGACACGGCGGGCGACGGCAGCGATTATTTCGTCGGGCAGGTGCTCGACAACATCACGGGCAAGCAGGTCTGCACGCTGCGCCACCAGTACGACGAGGACACGTATGCGCGGCAGATGTACTGCCTCGGCAAGTACTACAACGACGCGCTGCTCGCCATCGAGACGAACTTCTCGACGTACCCGACGAAGCTGCTTGACCTGATGGGCTACCGCAACCTGTACGTGCGCGAGGTGGAGGACGACTTCACAGGCAAGATCAAGCACGCCTTCGGCTTCCAGACAAACCGGCTGACGCGGCCGGTGATCCTGTCTGAGCTCATCCGCATTCTGCGCGAGAGCATGAGCACGGTGAACGACCGCGACACGCTGCTCGAGATGCTGACATTCGTGCGGCGGGAGAAAGACCTGCAGGGCGAGGCCGAGCCGGGCGCGCACGACGACTGCGTGATGGCGCTGGCGATCGCGCACTACGCACGGCCGCAGCAGACGATGGGGATCAAGACCGGCGGCAGCACGAAGAAAACGCGCTGGACGGCGGACATGTGGGAGGACTACAACAGCGCGAGCGAGACCGAGCGGGCAGAAATGCTGGCGCTCTGGGGCGAGCCGCGATGAGAGGGAGAAAAGACATGGAAGAAAAAGCAAAGACAAGCACGATCAGCGAGGAGCTGCGCGAGTGGCAGGCGAGGCTGGGTGAGAGCGACGCCAAGTGGTCGAAAGAAGTCGAAAAAATGAACGAGCGCGAGGCGGTCTACAACGGGGACCGCACGATGCAGCCGCTCGTCCCCGGCGACACGCACCGCGACGGCACGCTGAAAAAGACGAGCCACGTGCGCAACATCACGTTTGAGAACATCGAAAGCCAGGTATCGAGCAGCATTCCGCAGCCGAAGGTGACGCCGCGGCGCAAGAAGGACGAGCACCTGGCCGACGTGATCGAGCACTTTCTGCGCAACGAGCTCGACCGGCTCCCGTTTGAGGCACTGAACGATCTGGCCGAGCGGACGGTGCCCATTCAGGGCGGCGTGGGCTTTTTGGTCGAGTGGGACAACACGAAGCGCACGAGCACGACCGTCGGCGAGGTGAACGTGACGCTCATCCACCCGCAGCAGTTCGCGCCGCAGCCGAACGTCTACACGGGCATTGCCGACATGGATTACTTCATCGTCAAGGTGCCGACGACGAAGGGCTACGTCGAGCGCCGCTACGGTGTGCTGCTTGAAAACGAGGGTGAGAGCGAGCCGGATGTCCGCGGCGGCGACGGCTCCACGAGCGACCGAAACCTGACGCTTTACATCGGCTACAAGCTCAACGAGCGCGGCGGCATCGACCGCTACACGTGGGTGAACGACACAGAGCTCGAAAACCTCAAGGACTATCAGGCACGCAGGCAGCCGGTGTGCAAGAGCTGCGGCAAGGTAAAGCCGCTGCCGGGGCAGGAGGTAAACGGCGCGGCCTACTCGGGCGGTGCGTGCCCGTGGTGTGGCGGCAGGGACTGGGAGAGCAAGACGCAGGACTTCGAAGAGCTCTATGCGCCGGTACAGCGCAGCGACGGCACGTTTGTCGGCGGGATGCAGGAGACGGCGGGCGAAAACGGCCTGCCGGTACAGGCGCCGGTGCGCATCCCGTATTACCGGCCGGACCGCTACCCGATCATCTTGCAGCGCAGCGTGAGCGTCTTCGGCCAGCTGCTCGGAAACAGCGACGTTGACATGATCCGCGACCAGCAGAACACGAGCAACCGCATCGAGCAGAAGATCATCGACCGACTGATGAAGGCAGGCACGCGCATCACGCTCCCCGACCGGGCGGACCTGCGCACCGATCCCGAGGACGGCGAGCGCTGGTACATCGGAAAGCCGAGCGACAAAAGCCTCATCGACGTCTACGATTTTTCGGGCAATTTGCAGTACGAGCTCACGTATCTCGCGCAGGTGTACGAAGAGGCGCGGCAGATCATCGGCATCACGGACAGCTTTCAGGGCAGGCAGGACACGACCGCAACGAGCGGCAAGGCCAAAGAGTTTTCCGCTGCGCAGGCGGCGGGACGTCTCGAGAGCAAGCGCGTGATGAAAAACGCCGCCTACGCCGAGCTCTTCGAAACGATGTTCAAGTTCTGGCTGGCGTACTCGGACGAGCCGCGGCCGGTGACGTATAAGGACAGCACGGGCGAGACGATGTACGAGGAGTTCAACCGCTATGACTTCCTCGAAGAAGGCGAAGACGGCGAGCTGCACTGGAACGATCAGTTCCTCTTCTCGTGCGACACGAGCGCGCCGCTGGCGAGCAACCGCGAGGCGATGTGGCAGGAGACGCGGCAGAACCTTGAGGGCAGGGCCTTCGGCGACCCGACGGACCTTGAAACGCTCATTCTGTTTTGGGCGAAGATGGAGGAGCTGCACTACCCCGGCGCGGCGCAGACGAAAAAGCACCTCGAAGAAAAGGCGCAGCGGCAGGAAGAAATGGCCGCGCAGCAGGCGGCCATGCAGGGCGATATGCCGGGCGGCGGCGCGGCGGTACCGGATGAGCTGGCCGCGGCGATCGACGCGCAGGCACAGCAGGACGCCATGAACGCCGCGAGCGGCGGGCAAGTGGAAGAACTTTACATTCCGCAGTAAGAAAGGCTAAAGGCGCGAAAGAGAAACGCGCAGAGCATAGAAGCCCCCGCAAAGAGGGACATCCCTCGCAAGGGGGACACCGCATCCGTAAGGCAGCAGAGCCGCCAACGGCTGCGCAGCCCTCGCAAGGGGGACGCCGCATCCGTAAGGCAGCGGAGCTGCCAACGGCTGCGCAGCGCATGGCAACAGCGGGAAAATGCCGAATCCAAAGGAAAGGAGGACGCGGGCATGAGCGATAAGAGCGGTTACGTCGGCAGAATCAAGAACGGCGGCACGCAGGTCGTGAAAGCGCCGAACCAGCAGACCGACGCGAAGAAGGGCGTTATTCATACCGGCTCCGATTTGAGAACCGGCAAGAAATAAGGCAAGCGGAAGCGCTTTACATGATTACCCCCGCAAGGGGGGCACCGCACGCGCAAGGCGGTGGCTATTCGCAGGGCGATAGCGGGAACATGCCAGAGAGGAAGAGAACATGGGATTCACGGAAAAAGACGTCTTTGAAGCGATGGGCCTGACGGTGCCGCCTGACGAGGCAGGCACGCAGCAGGAGCCCACAGGCGCAAACGAGCCGGGCGCCGCTGCCCCGGCCGCAGAAGAGACCAACGGCGCACCGGAGGGCGGCGATACCGGCACGACAGGCGGCGAGGGCGCAGAGGGCGCCGTAACCGCTCCCGAGGGCCAGGACGGCGCGGAAGGCGCAGAAGACAACAACGATGCGGAGGGCGCGAAGAAGGAGCAGACCCCCGACGAGCGCAGAGCTCATGCGGCGTCGCGCCGCAGAGCCGAGCAGCAGGCCGCGGTGGACGCGGCGCTCAAGGCGCAGAGCGAGAAGATGGCCGCGGAGTGGAAGGCTTTTTTTGAAAGTGCGGGGCTCAAGAACACGATCACGGGCGAGCCCATCGCGACGAAGGAGCAGTTTGACGAATGGTCGAAGTCCTTCAAGCAGCAGAAGCTCGAAAGCGACCTCAAGGCCGGGAAGCTGACGCAGGAATCTCTCAATGAGGCGATCAGCGAGAATCCTGTCGTCAAGCGGGCAGCGGAGATCGTGGCGGCGCATGAGCGCGAGCAGGCCGCGGCGGAGCAGGAGAAAATGCAGCGCGCCATCGACGAGCAGATCAAGAAGATCCACGCGCTCGAGCCCGAGGTGAACGGCGTGGAGGATCTTTTGAAGCTGCCGGAGAGCGAGGAATTCTACACGCGCGTGAAGAGCGGCATGTCGTTTTACGACGCCTACCTCATCTCGACGCACGAGCGGCGCGAGAAGGCGCTGGCCGAGGCGGCGAGAGCGCAGGCCTTGACGGGTCAGAGGGGCAAGGACCACCTGACCGGCGCGGCGGCATCCCGCGGCGCGGGCGGCAAGGTCGTGACGAGCGAGGAGCTGGCGAGCTTCCGCATCTTCAATCCCACGGCGACGGACGAGGAGATCCGCACGTGGATCGAGAAGAACAGAAATTAACGAGACAAGGAGGAACGCAATGTTTATTCCCATCAAATCGACGGACGGGGCAATGACCCCGTTTGAGTACATCGAAGCGGCGGCGGGCACGTATCAGGTCGGCCAGCTGCTCAACGTGACGGACGGCAAGCTGGCAGCGATCGCTGCCGACCAGGCGACCACGCCGCCCTATGTGTGCATGCAGAGCGGCACGGTGGCCGCGGGCGAGCTGCTGGCGGTGACGCGCGTGCAGGGCAAGTACACCTTTGAAACCGAGCTCGCGGCGGCCGCAGCGGCCGTGAAGGTCGGCACCAAGATCCAGGTGGCGAGCGGCGGTCTCAAGGCAAAGTACGTCACGGGCGCATCGGATGCGGCGGCGCCCGGCACGTTCGAGGTCGTGAGCCTTGAGGGTACGGCAGCGGGCAGCATGATCCGCGGCCGCTTTGTCTAAGGAAAACGGAAGAGAGGAGAGAAAGTAAGCAATGAAAATCATTTTTTCGGAATCGAGCAACCTGAACAACAGCGTTTACGGCAACTGCCAGGCGCCGATCAAGATGTTCCTTGAAAAGCGCGGCGAGGAATTTGAGCAGAACAGCGTGCTGAAGAACCTGTTCCTGACGGGTTCTTCCAAGAACTACGGCGACGTGATGACCACGCTGACGGCCATGAGCGGCTTCGAGCCCGTGGGCGAGAACGGCGCTTATCCGCTGGACGGCATGCAGGAAGGCTACCAGAAGTTCCTCAAGTACCAGACGTGGAAGGATTCTTTCAGCGTGTCAAAGGAGATGATCGAGGACGGCAAGCTGCTCGACATGCGCAAGCAACCTGCGGCCTTTATGACCTCTTACAAGCGCACGCGCGAGCTCTTCGGCGCGGCGCTGTACGGCGCGGCCATGATGGGCAACGGCAGCGTGACCTTCAAGGGCGTCAAGTTCGACCTGACGGGCGCGGACGGCAGCAACCTGTTCGCCAAGGAGCACGTGCCCAAGGTGAGCGGCGACAAGCAGTGCAACTGCTTCAAGGATGCGTTCAGCGTGGACACGCTGGGCAAGCTCGAGACCAAGATGCACCTGTTCCGCGGCGACAACAACGAGATCCTTGACGTGGCCCCTGACACGATCCTCATCCCCGAGAACGCCGACCTCAAAAAGGCGGTATTCGCGGCCATCGGCGCGGACAAGGACCCCGTGAGCGCGAACAACGCCTTCAACTATCAGTACGGCCGTTGGAACGTCATCGTGTGGCCGTATCTGAATCACTACATCACAAACGGCGTTTCCCCGTGGGTGCTGTTGGACAGCAAGTACAACGAGACCTACGGCGGCGCGGTGTGGAACGATCGCGTTCAGCTCGAGGTGCGCTCCACCATCGACGAGAACACCGACGCGAACGTCTGGCGCGGCCGCAGCCGCTTCAACGCGTGCTTCAACGACTGGCGCTTTGCCGCCATCGGCGGTATCGCGGCGGGCAACTCGCTCTAAGGCAATAACCCCAAGGCGGGCGTGGGACAAGACCCGCGCCCGCCTTTATCCATCATTGAGAGAGGAGAGAAGAACATGACGCCGAGAAAAGCGATGCAGCATGCCGACACGGTGAAGCCGAACGCCTTCCCCGAAGAGGAAAAATTCGAATGGCTCAAGGCGCTTGAGGGCAGGATCGCAGCGGACGTGCTGCTGGCGACGCCGGAAGAGCTCGAGCAGATCATGGCGACCGGCTACCCGGACGGCATGGACGAGGAGCTGCTGGTGAAGGCCCCGCACGATGAGCTTTACGTGCTGTACCTCAAGGCGAAGATCGATGCGGAGAACGGTGAGTACAGCCGCTATGCCGATTCGAGCCAGCTCTATAACGAGGCCTACGGCAACTTTGCCCGCTACTGGGGCAGGACGCATGAACCGGCGCAGGGCTACGAGAGGGGGTACGAGATCGTATGAGAGAGATCGAAGTGCGCGAGCTGCCGTATCTGCCGCTGGGCCATCAGGGAGAGAACGAGGCGCAGAGGATCGTCTGGCGCGGCCTTGCGGACAGTTGGGCGCGGCTGTACGGCGAGGGCGTCTTCGCGCTGACGGTGCTGCGTGAGGGTGACAGCGCGCCGTATCCCGCGAGCCTTAAGAGCGAGAACGGTGACGTGATCTGGACGCTGAGCAACGCCGACACTGCAAAGGCGGGCGAGGGCATGGCCGAGCTCACCTACACCGTGGGCGGCATGATCGCCAAGAGCCGGACGTGGCGCACGGTGGTCGAGCCGTCGCTGAGCGCAAACGGCACGACCAAGCCGCCTCCGGCCTATCAAAGCTGGGTAGATGAGGTTTTGCGGGCGGCGGCGGATGCGGAGACGGCGGTTTCCAAGATGCCATACGTCGACGAGACCACGGGCAACTGGTTCAAGTGGGACGCCACGGCGGGCGCCTTTGCCGACACGGGCGTTGCCGCGACCGGACCGACCGGCCCCAAGGGGGAGACCGGCAGCGGCTTCAAGGTGCTGGGCTATTACGGCACGAAGGCTGCGCTCGACGCCGCGCAGAAAGCGACCGCAGCGGCAGGCGATGCCTACGGCGTGGGCACGGCAGAGCCCTATGACATCTACATTTTCGACGGTATTACCGGCGAGTTCATCAACAACGGCCCCTTGCAGGGCGCAGACGGTGCCGCCGGTAAGGACGGCGTGACGTTCACGCCGAGTATGAGCGACGACGGCGACTTGTCGTGGACGAACGACGGCGGCAAGGCGAATCCGCAGACCGTGAACCTCAAGGGCCCGAAGGGCGACACAGGCGGCGGTCTTGGCGCATATCAGTTTTCCGTCAACGACGATGGCGACCTGATCCTGACATACGAGGGAGACCAACCGCCGCAGTACGCCATCAACAATGACGGCGATCTGATTTTGACCACGGCGGACGGGGACACGATCAATCTCGGGCACGTCAAAGGTGGAAAGGGTGATACCGGCCCGCAAGGAAAACAGGGCAAGGAGGGGCCTCAAGGCATCCAAGGTCCGCAAGGCATCCAGGGTAAGGACGGTCCGCAAGGGAAAAAGGGTGACACCGGTCCGCAAGGCATCCCCGGTCCGAAAGGAGAAAAGGGTGACCCTGGCATTGACGTAACCGGCGCACAGGTCGGGCAAATCGCCAAAATCACGGCGGTGGACACTGACGGCAAGCCGACAAAGTGGGAACCAGTGGATATGCCGACGGGCGGCGAATTGAGCTGGCACTTAGTAGCCGATTTAACAGTAGCCGAAGCGGTTACCGATGTGGTAATCACTAAGGACGCAGAAGGAAATACCATTCTGCAATATAAACCCATTGCGGTTGGTATATGGGTTTACATACCGGCTGATGATACGCAAAGCAGTACTAACGGTGGCCTCTGGTTTTGGCTAAATGGGCAGAACAGCACACCGTATAGATCAATTGTAGCCTTCAATAACTGGAAGACCAAAGAATGGCGTCGCGGCGTTTTTACATTCGGAACTGAGAAAGCTGCATTCACGGCATTCTCCGGAAGCTCCCCAGATATGATGCCGCTATGGCCTAATGAGTATGGCAGCATGTTCGACAAAATTACGTTGCATGTGCATCCAACCGGCGATCATATCCCGGCCGGATCAAAGATACGCGTGCTGGTTTTGGGCAAAAAACCAACTTAAAGGGAGTGAACACATGGCATTAAAAACAGTATACAAGGACGGCCTGCTCGTCGTGTTGAATGGGCGGACGCTGATGATGGAGGAGACGGCATGAGAATTTGTGAAAACGGCATCTACCGCGACATGACCGCTGAAGAGATCGCGGAGCTGGAAAAGCTGGCGGCAGAAGCGCCCACGCCCGAACCATCGCCAGAAGACCGCATTGCGGCGCTTGAGAAAGACAACGCTGAGCTACGCGACGCGCTGGATGCGCTGTTAAGCGGGGTGACGGCATGAGTGAGCTGAGAGATCGCGTCGTCGCTTATAACAAGGAGGTCAAGGATGCACTACAGGCAGTTTACTCCGACCTTAATCAAGGGCAGAGAAAGAAACTGCTGCGTAACCCTGCCATCCGTGCAATGTTTGAGCGGTATGGCGTAGAGATTGGAGGGAACTAAATGCCACAAATCAATCTTGGCAAAGTGCGGATGACCGATGCAGATTATGCGGTCAACGATCCGAACCATCTTGGGTACATTGCTAACCGCCCTTGTTTCTTTACGGGGAAAACCATCGAAGAAATTTTGATGGATGCGGTGTCTGTGGAAATTGGTGCCGAAAAAAACTACAGCGGAAAACCGATGAAAGCCGGAGAAACATACCGGTTGACCATTAAAGGTACTACTGTGGAACTCACTGCATTTACGGAGACAGTAGATGGTGTCACCGCTACGATAATTGGCGACAGTTATGTGGATTTCGCAGCCTCTGAATCTGGCACCGGATCATTTGTGCCGAAATATGGGTATCTGCTCGGTGTAATGTCCGAAGGCGGCGAATCGCATCTTGGTCTGATCCCCACCGACGGCACCGGGGAAATGCTAAAAGCAGCCTTTGGGCTGACAGCGGAGGAACTGGCGGCAAAGAATGTCTCCGTGACGCTGACCCACCCTGTTCCAGAGGTGGTGAAGCTGGACAAGCGCCTGCTGCCAGATGATATTGGCGCATCTCCTATCAAAATCATTGATATTGGCAGTGGCTCGTTTGACCCAAATGGAATTGATTTCACGCAATACTCCCCTGGGGACGTCATCTTAGTTGTCGGAAATATGTGAGGTGATCGTATGATTACAAGAGGGTCGTTGCTGCTGGACGGTGTTTCTGTTGGCGAAGTGTTTGGCTATAAGGACGAACAAGGTAATCTCCGTTCCAGACAAGGCTTGGTGACTATCGCAGAGGACAAGACAGCGAAGTCAACAATGCTTGTTGCCGCAATCACAAGTACGCCTACTGGCTATGTTTTTGATAACACTAAGGTTACTGCCGGAGACCAACACATTACCGGCACTGTAATTCCCGTATCTGTAACAGTTCATCTATCGGCGGTTCCCGGTGAGTTGACGGCAAATGCGTTACTGAGCGGAGAAATTGGTCATACGCAGGCGGACGACACAGGCATTTGGGGCTGCGATATACATTTAGATGCCGACAGCATTATATATGCGTGGGCGACGCTGCCTTTGGAATTCGGCTCGACCAACGCCAAAATGTCCATCGACAAAAAACCGGACAAGCCTGATCCGGGTCCAGACCCAAAACCTGATCCCGACCCAAAACCGGAGCCTGAGCCGGATACACCGAGGGCGTATACAATAACCGTGGATTTTGAAGCCGAAGCAGAGGTAACTGGCAGCGGCGCGGTTAGTTATATGAACGTGCAATTATCCGGCCCGCCTGACTTGGCAAACGTAGAACTATATGTATATGACGGCGGCACATACCGTCAGCCATCCGACCCTATCAGCGTCAGCTCAGATGGCGTATTGCACGCAAGTGGCATCTATCCGGCGACGCAATTCCGCATTAAAGCAGGTACGGACGTCGCAAATAGTTCGCTGAGTGTAAATGTTTTAGAGTACAAAGCTGAGTGCTTGTCCGGTGATACTTTAATCACCCTTGCGGATAGGACGGAGAGGCGGTTGGACGAGCTGACCGGCACCGAAATGGTACTTGGCGGCGATATGTGCCCTGCCCGCATCCTGCGACTGGCGAGAGGAATATGGTCGCCAAGCCACACGCTGTATCATTTTGATGACGAGACTACCATCGACGAAATCCATGAGCACCGCTTTTACAATGTCGATCAGGGCTTTTGGCAAAAGCTGAAAAACTGGCACATTGGAGATCATGCCAAGCGACTGGACGGCGGCACACCGGTGCTGGTGTCCGTGGAACCGGTGGCAGAGCGAGCAGAGATGTTTGGTATCTGGGTGGAGCGCGGCTCCTATTGGGCGAACGGTCTGCTATCCGGTGATGCATCCGCAAACCGCCCCTTGCTGGCTGATGCCACTGTCGAGCAGGCGATCGATATGGCCGAGTCTCTGGTAGAAAAAGATTTGATGCGGATCTTGGTAGGAGGTGTACCGCTGTGAAAAAGCTGATGCTGGTGAGTGATGAAAGCATTTTGGGCGGATGTGCCCGCAGTGGCGTCGCGGAGGTGGTGGATAGTCTGGGCAATGCCTTGACCGAGGACTATGCCGTATCCGTTGTATGCCCGGACGGGAACGGTGTATGGGCGCGGATGGCTGCAAATCTAAGGCAGTTTTCCGATGGCGTGCGGGTTTGCCGTCTGTTCGGTGTGGACTACTATCTTTTACGCCACTGGCCGGATGGACTGGTCACGGTGACGGAAGCAGTTGCACCGGACGTGCTCCACAATTTCGCCGCGCCGGAACTGTTAACGGCATTGCCAAAGCGCCCTCCCCGGTGCGTGTATACCATCGATCAGGCGAACTTTGCGCGAGGGCACGAGGACGCGCTTAGAAATTACGATGCGGTGACAACGGTATCCAAGGCGTATGCTAAAGAGCTGCTGGAGGGTGATGATAAGCTGGCGCAGACGCTTGATAATATCAACTTCCGCGGTATTACAAATGGGATTCTGGCTCCCGTCTTTGCACCGGAAAAAGGGTTGATGATCCCGGCAAAATACAGCGCCGAGGATTTTACCGGCAAAGCTATTTGCAAGGAGCGGCTATGCCGTACCTATGGAATTCCATCCGACAAGTGCATCTATCTGATGATGTGCCGTTTGGTACGGGACAAGGGCATTGATGGCGTGTTGGACGCGGTGCATACCATCCGAGACAGCGGTGGGCTTTTACTGCTTGTCGGCAAAGGCGAAAAGCAGTACGAGGCACAACTTGCGAAGCTGACGCGCGAGGATGGCGTGCTATGGGTGGATCGCTGGCCGTCTGCGGTGCAGGCGGTGCCGCTGCTGGCCGGGGCGGATTATTACCTATCTCCATCCGTTGCAGAACCGTGCGGACTCATGCCGATAACCGCTTGCCGCTATGGTTGTATTCCAATCACAACGCTCAACGGTGGCTTGGCGGACAACATGGACGAGGAGATTGCCGTGCTGGTGCGCGATAGTGTAGTGAGAGCGGTGTCGGAGGCTACGGCTTTGTATGCAAACCCAGATGCACTTGTAGCCAAGCGAGCGGCTTGTATGCAAAAAGACTTTAGTTGGGCAACACGCAAGGCAGAATATTTGGAGGTGTACCGTGGAGCAGTATAGAGACATGATCGAGGTTGCGCTGAAGAACTGGTGTGAAAATGCGCCGGAACATCTGCGCAAGCCGTTGGAGCTGGCCTTACTGAGCGGCGGACACCGCATCCGTCCTATCCTTACTCTGGCTTGGTGCGAGGCATCTGGAGGACGCGCGGAGGATGCCCTGCCTATGGCGGTAGCCGTGGAGCTGGTACATACCATGTCCCTGATCCACGATGATCTCCCGTGCATGGATGGGGCGGTGGAGCGTAGAGGATTGCCTGCGTTGCACACTGCCTATGGTGAAGCCGTTGCGGTACTTACCGGAGACATCCTGCTGTCGGCGGCGTTTGGTGTAATCGCCGGGTCCGATCTTCCACCGGAGCAAAAATCTCGTGCAGTCACCTATTTGTCCAATGCAGCAACAGCTATGGCAGAGGCGCAAGCATGGGAAGTGATTGGATACTCAGCAGAGCTGGACGCTTTACTTCATATCCATGCTGGTAAGGCCGGGGCGCTGATGGAAGCTGCCTGTGTCCTTGGAGTCATAGCCGCTGGTGCCTCCGATAGCCAAGAAGATGCGGCTGCGCGGTATGGCATGGGGCTTGGCGTGGCCTATCAGATCATGGATGATCTGCGGGACGGCGATGGAGTCTGCACTCTGCTGGAAGCGTGCGCCGCACGTGACTTAGCACGGGCGTATCTGGCAGACTGCACGGTGTCCGGTGACGATCATGCCCAGAGGATGCTTCGTAGCATTACGGAGGGGGTGGCGGCACTGTGAGGCATCTCGCCATCATTGCCGACGGAAATCGACGTTGGGCGGCATCACAGAATCTCCCTAAAGAAGCTGGACACGCGCAGGGGTTGAATGTTATCGAGCGCTGCTGCGAGTGGGCAATTTCGCGTGATGTGAAAATGCTGACGGTCTACTGTTTTTCCACTGAAAACTGGGGACGCGAGAGCGGCGAAGTAGATCACATCATGGATCTTGCTCGATGGTATTTTCGGGAGCGCCGTGAATGGTTTGTAACCCGTGGTATCCGCGTGCGTTTTGCGGGTCGGCGGGATCGTCTGGCGAAAGATCTCGTAGAGGACATGGAGACGATGGAAGAGGAAACCAAGCAAGGTGACGCCCTGACGCTGACAATCTGCGCAGATTATGGCGGGAGAGACGCCATCACCCGCGCTGTACAGCACGGGGCGAGAACAGAGCAAGAATTAGATGTGGCGCTGACAGGCGAAGTCCCGACACCGGACGCCATCCTCCGAACGGGTGGAGAAATGCGGCTCTCTAACTTCCTGTTGTGGCAGGCCGCCTATGCGGAATTATTCTTCTCGAGAACCTTTTTCCCAGCACTGGAAGATGCGGAGTTGGATGAGGTGCTGAATGAGCATGGGGAGAGAAAACGAAATTATGGGACATGACAGGATAACGGAGGGGGAACATGGACAACGGTAAGCATTATGACGATGCGGCAATCGCGCTGATCGAATCTCGGTGCAAGAGCAACACGCACAGGATCAACGAGCTGACCGAGCATCAGGTGGCGCTTGATAGGCTCGTGACCTCGGTCGAGGTCTTGGCCACGAAACAAGAGACAGTCGAAGGCGACGTCAAGGAGATCAAGGAGGACGTGAAGACCATGACAGGCAAGGCGGGGAAACGATGGGACAGCATCGTGGACAAGCTGCTCGCCGTGCTCGCGGGGGCGTTCCTCGCGTGGCTAATTTCGGGAGGCATGGCATGATGGATGATTTTGCAGAGGTGGCAGTTGCCATCATTGTGGGCGCGGCCCTGCTGCTTGGCGCGGCGGTGTCCATTAAGGGCATCCGCGAACTATGGATGTGGTGCATGGCATGAAGAAGCTGAAAGAGCACTGGGGCAGGATGAAGAAGCGGGACAAGTACATATCCATCGCCATTCTCAGCTTGACGTGGTACACCGTCGCCTCGCTCACCATGACGGCGCTCGGCGTGCCGCCGCCCGACGTGCTGACGGAACGCTGGTTCAAGGCATGGACGACGGAGCTTGTCGTTGTGGCGGGCATCAAGATTTTCAGAAAGGACGATACAGTTTTATGAATGAATTACTGAACAAAAGAATTGCGAACCTTCTCAGCGTGAAGAGCCTCGTGACGATTGCGCTGACGGCGACCTTCTGCGCGCTGACGGTACAGTCAAAAGTGACGCAGGAATTTAACACCGTGTACCTCATGGTCATCGCCTTTTACTTCGGCACGCAGAACGCGGCGGGCAGCGCGAAGGGAGAGTGAGCGGTGTGAATATCCGCAAATATCCGGCCAACGCCGGGAACGTCGGCGGCACGCGCGCGGCGAGCGGCATCCGCTACATCGTCATCCACTACACGGGCAACGACGGCGACACGGCGATGAACAACGCCAAGTATTACGCGGGCAACGTCGTGAAGACCAGCGCGCACTACTTCGTCGATGCAAATGAGATCGTGCAGAGCGCGGACGACCTGCGCATCGCGTGGGCGGTCGGCGGGAAGAAGTACCCGTCCTGTTCTCAGACGGGCGGCGGGACGATGTACGGCAAGTGTAAGAACGCCAACAGCATCAGCATTGAGCTGTGCGACGCGAAGAAGGACGGCGTTTACGCGCCGGACGCGCGTGCCGTGGAGCGGGCGCTTGCGCTGACGAAAGCTCTGATGAAGAAGTACAACATCCCCGCGAGCAACGTCATCCGCCACTTCGACGTGACGGGCAAGCTGTGCCCCGCGTACTGGTCCGGCAAGGAGAACGCGGGCAAGTGGGAAAAGGAATTCCATGGCAAGCTGACGGCGCCCGATTACCGCGCGCAGCTTCAGAAGCGCGCGGGGTTGACGGACGGCACGATGGATTACCTCTCGGCGTATCAGTACGGCGACGACCTCGTCCGGAAGCTCGCGACGATGAAGTAAAGCACGGGGCGGGAGGGCGCGAACGCTCTCCCGCCCGGGAAGAAAGGAGGGAAGGAGGGAATGCCTTCCAACTGGCTATACATCGACACGAATTTCCCGTCGTTCACACAGAAAGAGAGCGACGGTGAGAAGATCGAGACGATGCAGGACTATCTCTTCATGCTCGTTGAGCAGCTGCGCTACACGCTGAGGAACCTCGACCTGAAGAACATGAACAAGGCGGCGATGAACGGCTTTTTGCAGAATATTCGCGAACCGATCTATGCCAAGATCGAGGACACGAACAAGAACGTGAATGAGCTGAGCATCACGGCGCAAGGGCTGAGCGAGCGCATCAGCAGCGCCGAGGGGAACATCACGCAGCTGGGCGCGAGAGCAGACGGTCTCGCCACAGAGATCAAAAACGCCAAGGGCGACATTACCCAACTCGGCGCGAGAGCAGACGGTCTCGCCACAGAGATCAAAAACGCCAAGGGCGACATTACCCAACTCGGCGCGAGAGCAGACGGTCTCGCCACAGAGATCAAAAACGCCAAGGGCGACATTACCCAACTCGGCGCGAGAGCAGACGGTCTCGCCACAGAGATCAAAAACGCCAAGGGCGACATTACCCAACTCGGCGCGAGAGCAGACGGCCTCGCCGCGCGCATCGGCGACGCCGAGGGGAACATCACGCAGCTGCAAGCGACGGCGACGGGGTTGCAGGCGAGCATTTCGAACCTGAACGGCAGCGTGACAAACCTGACGGCGGACGTGAACGGCATCCGCGCGACGGTGAGCACCAAGATCGACGCGACGCAAGCGCAGAGCATCTTTGACCAGAGCGCGACCGGCTTCACGCTGGGCGCGACGAGCGGCGAGAACGGCACGATCTTCAAGCTCAACTACAACGGCGTGCAGGTGGCGAGCACGGGGACCGTCGATCTGCACGTCAAGGCAGTCGACATCGACGGCACGCTGACGGCGGGGGCGCTGCGCGGCGGGAGCGTAAGTCTACTGGCAGGGGAGACCCCTGTCGGCAGCATGGATCTTGCCTACACGGGCACGGGGCAGGTCGGCGTCGGTCTGACGGCGACCTATGGTGGCATGAAGATGCACGCAGCGGGAAATATCTTTCTTGAATCCGAGCTGGGGCCGTTTGCATTGATCGGAAAAGACGATGCCAGCGACTACCCTGTCGTCTCGCTCGGCGGCGGCTATCTGGTACTGAGCGGCAACTACATGTTCGGCGCTTCGCCGCCAAGCGCCGCGCCGTATGGTACGGTGTTTTTCCTTGAGGAGTGAGAGATGGCGAGCTTTTATTGTACGCTGTCACCGGTCGACGGAGACGGGACACAGCTCAGCGTCTACGCACGGTTTACTGGCGGCGCGTCGGATTACACGTATAAGCGCTCAATCGACATCCGCATCACGGGCATCGGGACGTTCTCGTTCGATTCGAGCGAGGCCGGCGGTGGGACGAGCACCTTTGCCGGCACGATAACAGGGCTATCGCCGGGGACGACATACGAATGGATATGCAACATGTACTACTGGGGCGGATCGTGGATCGTCTCAGATTACAGCGATTCCGGCACGGCAACGACGTACAGCGGCGGCGGCAGCGGAGGCAGCGCGAAGGCGGTCATCAACGTCGGGACGTATTATAACCCAAACTGGAAGAGATACCGTGCGATCGTCAACATTGGGACGTATTACAACACAAATTGGCTATCGGTTCGACCGGTCAACAATTACGGGAGCTATTCGCAACCCAATTGGAGGTAAAGAGCATGAATGAAAAGATCAAGCAGGAAGCGGCGCACGCGATGCGCCTGATCGGCATTTTGAACGTTAACGGCGACGCCGTCGATGTGGTGGCGGCGGTGCGCCAGTCGCTTCGCAATATCGTGACGATCTGCGATGCGGCAGAAGAGCCGACGCAGGGCGACACGCAGGACAAGCAGGCGGCGGAGCCGGAAAAGGCCGGTGAAGCCAAATGAAGCTGCCTGAGGTCCCGTATGCCGACGGCATCGGCAAGCGCGGGCAGCTGCAATTCTACGGCCTTGACCACAATCTGGGCGCCGGAGACGGCGGGCTGTGGGACATGCAAAACCTGACGAGCGACTACTATCCTGTGCTTTCGACGCGCGCAAAGCGCAAAATTTACAAGAATCTTGTCAGTCCGGGCGGGCTTTTCGCGTGGGACGCGCTGGCATGGGTGGAGGGCACGGCCTTCTACTACGACGGCGTGAAAAAAGGCAACGTGACGGCGGGCGAGAAGCGCTTCGCCGCCATCGGGGCCTATATCATCATCCTGCCGGACAAGAAGTACTACAACACGGTATCGGGCGAGTTCGGTAGCCTTGAGAGCACGTGGAGCGGCGCCAGCTTAACGTTTACGAACGGCAAGCTCTATGAAGAGGCCGCGGAGGCGAACACCATTCAGGCAAGCGGCATCGCATGGAGCGACTACTTCAAGGCGGGCGACGCGGTGACGATCTCTGGCTGCACGAAGCACACGGAGAACAACAAAACGCCAGCGATCCGCGAGATCGACGGCGACAAGATGTATTTCTATGAAAACGTCTTCAAGCTGGACGGTGACAACGGCACGACAGAGTACACGGAGACGGGAAACTTGACGGTTCGGCGCACGGTGCCGGACTTAGAATACCTGTGTGAGAACGAAAACCGGCTGTGGGGCTGCGACGGCCGGACGATCTACGCAAGCAAGCTCGGCGATCCCTTCAACTGGAACGTGTTCGAGGGCCTTGAGACCGACAGCTACGCCGTGGACACGGGCAGCGCGGGCGACTTTACGGGGTGCGTGAGTTTCCTCGGCTATCCGGTGTTCTTTAAGGAGGACCACATCTACAAGGTGTACGGCAGCATTCCGTCCAACTTTGAGGTGATGGGCTCGGCCACGCTGGGCGTTGCCAAGGGCTGCGGCGGGAGCCTCGCCATCGCGGGCGAGCGGCTGCTGTACCTCTCCAATTCCGGCGTGATGATCTACTCGGGCGGCATCCCGCAGAGCCTGCACGACGCCTTTGGCATGACGAGGCTGCGGAACGGACGCGCGGGGAGCGATGGCCTCAAGTATTATCTGAGCGCACAGGACGAGGCGGGGGACTGGAAGCTCTACGTCTACGACACGCGCAAGGGCATGTGGCACATCGAGGACAAGACGCACGCGACGCACTTCTGCCGCTATCAGGGGAACAACTATTTCCTGACGGCGGAGGGCAAGATCGCGCTGACGGGCAACATCCTCGACGCGCCGGAGGGCTGCACGGACGAGGAAGACTTCACGTGGTTCGCCGAGACGGGCGACTTCACGGGAAAGGGATCGAGCCAAAGTACGAGCTACGACGGCGTGAAGAAGAGCATCGCCAAGCTGTGGGTGCGCATCGAGGTCGCGGCGGGGGCCGAAGCAAAGGTGCTGATGCAGTTCGATTCCGACGGGAAGTGGGTGCAGGCCGGGCAAACGCTGAAACCGGAGCGAAAGCGCAGCTATTACCTGCCCATCGTGCCGCGGCGCGCAGACCATTACCGCATCCGCATCGAGGGCAAGGGCGAGTGCCGCGTCTATTCGATGAACCGCGAGTATTACGCGGGCAGCGAGCTCAAGAGCACGCGCGGACCACAGTAAAAATTCAAGCAGAGAGGAGAAGAAAATGGCGTATACATACGATGACTTTCAAAAGGCGGCGAGCGGCAGCAATGTGAATTTTTCGCAGTACGATCTCGACCTTGCGAAAAAGTACCCTGAGTTCGGCATGAGCGTGCTCGACCTCAAGAAGCAGTACGCGGGCGCGACGACGGCGGAGCAGCGCGCGCTCATCAACGCCAAGGCAAACCAGCTGCGCAGCAGCTACGGCAATTACACTGCCGGCGCGGATGGCAGCCAGTACGTGAGCGACGGCAAGTACGCGCCGAAGATCGACGAGACGCTCGACAAGATCGGCTCGTTCAAGCCGTTTACATACGGCAGCGCGCCGAGCTACGAAAACCGCTTCCAGCAGAAGCAGCAGGAGCTTTTGGACGCGGCGCTCAATCGCGATCCGTTCTCGTGGAGCAAGGAGACGGATCCGCAGTACGGCAGCTACAAAAAGACGTATCTGCGCGAGGGCGAGCGGGCGACGGCGGACGCACTGGCGAAAGCAAGTGCCGCGAGCGGCGGCCGGCCGAGCTCGTTCGCCGTGAACGCGGCGACGCAGGCGGGTGACTACTACGCGACGAAGCTCTCCGACGTGATCCCAACGCTCTACCAGCAGGCCTATGAGCGATACCTCAAGGACTACCAGATGAAGCTGAGCGACCTGAACGCGGTGAACCAGCAGGAGCAGCTGGACTACGCAAAGTATCTCGACCGGCTGAACCAGTTCAACACCGACAGGAACTTCGACTACAACAACTACCTCGGCGAGTATGGCCGCTTGCAGGACTACCTCGGCAATTTGCAGGGGCAGGACAACACGGAGTACAACCGCTATCTCGGTGTGCTGGATGCGATCAAGGAAAAGCAGCAGCAGGACCAGGAGCTCAGCCGGTCGCAGGTCGACGCGATGCTGCAAGCGGGCGCGTCGCCGAGCGCGGGGCTTGTCGGCAAGAGCGGGTACGAGAGCGAGTACGTCAAGGCGCTCGAGAATTACTACAAGCAGCAGGCGGCGCAGGCCGCGGCGAAGACGAGCGGCAGAAGCGGCAGGACCACGAGGCGGTCCGGCGGGACGAGCGGCGGAAATACGACCGACGGCAACGAAAGCGGGCTCGACTATCAGGGCCTTTTCGAGGCGGCGAAAAAGAGCGGCAATCCCAAGAGCTGGCTCGCGCAGAAGGCAAACTATCAGAAATTCGGCTTCACCTCGTCGAGCGGGCTGTATTCGGACTATGAGACGTGGCTGGAAAACGGCGGCGTGTCGAACAGCAGTAAGACGATGGCACAGGGGCCGTTCATTGCGCTGCTGTCTGGCTTCAACACGTCGCTCAAGAACGGCGAGGGCGAGCGAATCCTTTCGACGCTCGACAAGACCTGGCCGATGATGACGAGCGAGCAGAAAGCAGAAATGCAGAAATTGCTCAAGCAGTATGGTTATTCCTACGAGGAGGGCTAAATGGGACGACTTGTTAAGACAACGCCTGCGGCACAGGAGCAGCAGGAAGAAAAGCGCACGGTGGTCGGCACCGGCGCGCACGGTCGGCTTGTAAAAACAGGGGATGTGCAGCGCACATCCCCTGCGGCGAATACGGCGAAGACGCCGACAGCGCAGAGCGTTTATCAAAAAGCACTGGACGAAGCGATGATGAAACGCGCGGCGGCGGATCAGAAAAACAAAGAGCGCGGCCGCAAGAGCTACAATCGCACACACGCGCAGGAGGTGCGCGAGATCACCGGTGACAAGACAAAAAAGAGCATTACGCCGATCATCAAGAGCGCGGCGGCGGGCTATGCGGCGGATATGGTCGGCGCGGCGGACACGCTGCTGCGTGCGCCGAGTGGCCTGAACTACGCAGCGAGCCAGGAACGCGGAGAGATCGAAGCCTCAAAAAAGAACATCGCCGCCTATACCGAAAAGCTCAAGGCGGCGAAGACCGAGGAGGAGCGCCAGCAGTGGCAGACACTTATCGACCGCAACAAGCGCCTCATCGAGATCAACAGCAAGACCGCGGGCGAGCGGGTGAAAAACTATCAGGACGCGACGAAGGGTGCACAGGAGACGTTGCAAGGCACCTATCAGAAGTTGCGCAAGACCGCATCCGACAACATGGAAAAGGCGAACGAAGGGCTCACGCCGGTCGGCAAGTACCTCAATAACGTCGGCGTGGCAGGCGCGCAGATGGTCGCCGACGCGGCGCTCGGCGGCGGCAGCGCGCTCGGCCCGATGTTCCTGCGCGTATTCGGCGGAAACTCGCAGGAGGCGGCGGAGGCGGCGGACAAGCCCGGTATGAGCGCGGCGGAACAGCTGGACGCACAGAACCGGGCGCTGCTGTACGGCACGGCGAGCGGCGCGGTGAGTATTGCGACGGAAAAGATCAGCAACGTCGCAGCGCCGTTCAAGAAAGCGTTCGGCGGCGGTTTCCTCGACAAGGCAATCGACGGTGCAATCGCCAAGATGAACGGGAACGCGGCGGGACGGCTCGCCCTGTCGTTCCTATCCGAGGGCGGCGAGGAAGTTATTGAGGACATCGTGCAGCCAGCCTTGCAGACGATCTACACCAAGAAGCGGCACGAAAACCTCGGAGAATACCTCAGCGAGCTTGACGCGGCGGAGATCCTGAACGACTTCCTCGTCGGCGGTGCGCTCGGCCTGCTGGGCAGCGGCGTAGAAGGCGTTCAGAAAATGGACGCACGCCTCGCAGCCGAGCGAGCTGCGGCGGAGACGCAGGAACCGACGGCATCGGTGGAGACGACGACACCGGAAGCAACTGCGCCGGCGGCGCAGCGGCAGGCCGAGCCGACAGTCGAGCAGCGGCCGGTGCAGCGGCAGAACACCGAACCGGTACCCACGCCAACCGTCGGGCAGCAGAACACCATGCCCGCGCAGCCTGCGCCGACGCCTGAGAGCGCGCAGGACATGGGCGAGGGTAATTTGACGCCCACACAGCTGAACGCCGCACAGGGCGCAGCAGAGGGCAAAGCGGACGCCCTGGACGCGGGCAAGCGCGTTAATCTTCTTGAGTACAGCAACGAGCAGAACGCGCAGAAGGTTGAAGACGGACTGAAAGACGGCACGCTGGCCGTGGACGCGAAAGAGAATATCTATCGCGTAGACGAGGACCAGCACATCGACCGGCGCGACAGCGCGAGCGTGGGCGAGCGAAACGTGAACGCCTTCCAGTTCGACCACCCCGAGCTGCACAGCTATTACGCGGACGCGGCGGCGGTCTTGCAGGAAGAAATGAGCTTCTCCCAGAAGGGCGGCGAGCTCATCCGCCGGACGAGCCGCGAGGCGGGCGATGACGAATACATCCGCGCCAAGCGCGGCGTGAGCGAGCGCATCGCACGGCTGCTGGATGACGAGGGCGTACGCTACGATGACATCGACCGCTCGCTGAGTGCGATCATCCACAACCACGGGCAGGAAAACTTCGCGGCGGCGAAGCGCGTAGAGCTGCTGCTGGACGACATGCTGACAAACGGCTATACGGATATCCACGGGCAGCACATTGCACCGAACGAAGAATACATTGCAGCAAAGAAAGCCATCCCCGGCGCAGACATGAGCGAGCGGACGCACGAAGAACTCCCGATCTATGATATGCCGGAGGGGCGGAACGGAGGAATTGACAATGCAGGACAAGAAGCACGGAACGATGCCGCGGGGGCTGAGCTTGCCGACGCTGCCGAAAGAGGCGCATCAGGCGAGGACAACGCAGCGCGTGCACTATCTGATGGAGCTGCCGAACGGGGAGAGCGCCGGGGTAACGGAAGAGAATCTGAGCGCATTCCTCGAGAAGTACGGAACGTCGGCGGAGAAGACGGAAACGCGCTGACGGTACAACAGCGGCTTGCGGCATCCGGTATCTCACAATTCATCAGCCCGCGGGAGGCCAACGTGCCGAACGGCGCAAGCGGCGATAACACCGTCACCATCTTCGACGAGGCGGACTGGGACCAGGAGCTTATCGGCGCGGCGGACTGGGCAAAGTCCAAGGGCGTGAAAAAGGTGACGGCGCTGCTGGGCGTCATCAAGGTTGAAAAGGACGGGAAAACCGGCAGAATTTTCGGCGCGTTCAACGCCGACACGGGCGAAATTTTCGTCAATGCCGGTTCAGTGCAGCGCAGCGTGAGCGAGACGATCGAGCATGAAACAGCACATTATCTGGCCGAAGTGGCGAGGCGCGAGAACGTCAGGACGTTTATGCGCGACGTTCAGAGCCGGTACAGCAGCGAAGAGTGGGGCAAGGTGTACGATGCCTACTTTGACCGCTATGCAGCGCTGACGGGCGACTACGCGGGAATGAGCGAGAGCGATATCGAGCTCTATGTGTGGGAAGAGATCATGGGCGATGCCTATGCCGAGATCGACCAGTATGACGAAAAGGCGAGCCGATTCAGCCGAGAGGCCGAAAGCGCGCTGTCGCAGAGCGGAGAGGAAGGCGAAAACGCCCTACAGGTCGAGAGCTCACAGAACGCGGCGGAACAGGGCCGCGAGACTGCGGCGGCGACGGAACGCAGGACAGGGCCGCCGGAGAAGTTCAGCGTGCTCGAAGAGGTCGAAGGGGAAAACGGTACATACGGCAAGGGCGTCATGCTCGACACGAATCTCTTTGACGGAATCCGCCCGAGAGACTGGGGCAAGACGCTCGGCCGATACGTCTATAACAATATGGCAGGAATGGAGCTGACGGCATACGATGCAGCCGGAAAGCCAGAAACGATCTATCTTGCCCGCACAAACGACCGCGTGCAGAAAGACGGCGCGAAAAACAGCCACAAGGTCATCGACAAGCTGGCGAGAAGCACGGGCGACAATATCCGCAGCCTTGCGGTCGTCCACCTTGACGAAGCGCTCACGACGTCCAGATATGAAAATTCCACCGATGAACACAATCATCAGTGGATGGATGAAAACGGATGGGAACACAGAAAGACATATCTGCAAGACCGATCCGGCAATATTTACGAGGCAACGCTGAACATTGCGGATGGACGGGATCGCAAGATCCTGTACGACATCAACAACATTCGGCTGGTGGACAAAGCAAAAAGCCCCGACAAGCACACTGCTGCCGAGGCAAAAGCCGGAGAAATTACCGGCGGCGCCGTGCCCTCAGCCGTTACCGGAGGGGCTCGCTCAACATCACGTAATTTCTCCGAAAAGAGAATAGCAGACCGCGGCGGAAATGTCAAGTCACCGACGCCGGGCGATGAGACCCGGCAGCAGATCATGGGCGAAGAAAACAAGGACACGGCGCCACTCCGCAATGTCGGCATTGAAACTGCCGAGCCGGTGGCACGCGCCGATGACCTTGCGAACGCAAGCGTATCACAGAACAAAGGAGATGTCAAGCCGACAGGTCGATTTTCGGTAAGCGGCAGCGCGGCGGAACAGCTGAACCGGGGCCGCAGGGACATCGCCGACGCAGAGCTTGCGGACGCGGAGATTGCCGGGCAGGAGTGGTCCTATGAAAAGGCGGAGCAGGACGGCAAGCGTGGGGACTACGCGTCGATCCCTGCGGAGTGGAAAACGAAGCTCGAGCGCGCACGGACGGCGGCAACGAACAACATCAAGCCATCCGGCTTCGACAGCTACGATGCCTATCTCGATGCGCTGGACAAGCAGCGCGCGGCAGATCGGGCTGAGCGGCTGCGCGTCAAGAGCCGGGACGAATTCAAGGGCACAAAAGCGCTCGACGAGTTGGGCGTGAAGATTGCGAACAGCGCAGGCATTTACCACAATGCAGAACAGCTTATCGCCAATGACAAGGCGGCAAAGAGCATCCAGAACGCAACGAAGCGCGCCGAGCAGCGCTTGGGCGCGACGCGGCGGGAAAAGACCATCGCACGAGACATCGCAAACGGTGAGCGCTCGATGTCCGATATCCCTCGCAGCGTGAAAAAGTCGCGCGTGCTTGAGCTCGTGGACTATTACACGGCACAAAAGGCGACGAAGACGGGGCTTTTGCAGCAGCAGCGCATCGAGATCAATGACGCGCTGCGCGAGCAGGCGCGCGAGCTCATCGGAACAGAAGCGCCGGAGATCAACCGAAAGGGTCTGAACAAGCTCTTCGACCCGAGTAAAGGCATTGTGCTTTACCATCGCACGCCGCAGCGCATTATGCGCGCGCTCTTTGGCTGGAAGCAGGGCCAGCAGATCAACGAGGCTGTCTTTGAGCCAGTCTACGAGAACGAGCAGGAGCGCAAGCGCTTTATCAACCGCATGTTTGACGAGGTTCGAACCTTTGAAGGCGCGGACGGCAAGAAAAGCGCACTGAACAAGGACGAGAGCGCCTTTGCGCAAAGGCTGAAAGAGGGACGAACCGTCGAGGAGCTGGTTGAAAAGTCCGGCGCGGCGGAAAGCATCAGAGCGGCGGCGGAAAACCTGAAAAATGGCGCAGAGATGAAAGACGCCGCGCGGGAATTCAGTCTCGACAAAGGCTCGCGCGATCTGGCTCGGCAGTATGCCGACTGGCTGCAAACGCAGGATGACTACGCGGCGGCAAAGAACGTCGACCGCGTGAAGGTTGAGAACGCGATCGAGAAATACACCGAACTCTATGACAAGCTCTACGCCGCGATCAACGACTTCCTTGTAGCGCACGGGTACGAGCCCATCGGCTTTATCAAAGGCTACGCGCCGCACTTCCAGACGAGCGAGGCAAACGGAAAGCTCGAGAGCGCACTCAAGGCGATCGGCGTCGACCTCGGCTCCGGCGTGGGCAAACTGCCGACGAGCATCGCAGGTCTGACGAAATCCTTCAAGCCGAACAAGCGGTACAATCCGTTCTTCCAGCACCGCAGAGGCAATGAGACGGACTACGATATCGTCAAGGGCTTCGAGACATACGTGGATTATGCGAGCGACGTGCTCTACCACACGGACGACATCATGCGCGTGCGTCAGATGGCAAACTACCTGAGATCGACATTTGCACCGGAAGAAATGAAGGTGGACATCGACCAAATGGAGGCCATGCGCTACGCTCCGGCGGATGTGAAGGAAGAATACTTGCGCGATAAAAAGAAGATCACGGGTGATACCTTCCTGAGCTATGAGGATCTGACAAACCTGATGGAACAGTATACAGACGAGAAGTACCGCAGCATCGAGGACGCGACCGAATTCAGCGACCTTGTTTCGTGGATGGATGACTACGCGAACAAGCTCGCGGGCAAGCAACTCTTCGAGGACCGCGCAATGGAGCGCGAAGTCGGGCGCGAAGCGCTGAACGGCGCGAAGAAGCTCAACCGCATGTTCGCCCGCGCGAATGTGGCAGGGAACCTCTCGTCGGCGCTGAACCAGACGGCGCAGCTGCCGATGATCGCAACCGAACTCGGACAGAAGTACACATGGCGCGCCGTGGGCGATATCCTGAACGGGAAGACGACCGGCATGAGCGCGTTTCGCGGGGAGAGCGACTTCCTGACGGAGAAGAGCGGCATTGACTATATCCAGAGCACCAAGGGTGAAAAAGCGATAGAAAAGCTATTCAGCCCGCTGGAAAAGGTCGATACTCTCGTCAGCACAATCGCTGTGCGCGGCAAATACCGCATGGAGTTAGACGCCGGCAAGAACCCGAAAGAGGCGATGAAAGCGGCGGACCGCTGGGCGCGTGATATCATGGGCACGCGCTCGAAAGGCTCGGCGCCGCTGACGTTCCAGTCGAAAAACCTTATCGCACAAATGCTGAACATGTTCCAGGTCGAGGCAGCGAACACCATCGAGCACATCACGCAGGACCGGCTCGGCCCCGGCTTCAAGGAAATGGCCGCGAAAATCGGCAAGGATAAGGCCATTAAAAAGCTCGCAAGCGACGCCATTGCCTATATGCTGCTCGCATTCCTGCTCAACCGGTTGGACGAGGATGCCTACGGCGGAACGCCTGCGCCATTTGACGTCATCGGCATGGGGCTGAACGCCGCCGCGTCCGGCAACGGATTGACTTCGAGCGACATGCTCAAGATGATCACCGACGATGTGACCGAAAACATCTTCGGCGAGCGCCTTTTCGACACCGATCCAAACGACATGAACGACGAGTTTGACGGCTGGTCGGCGGCGGAAGATACGCTATACAACATCAGCAACGATGTACCGTATGTGCGCAACGTGGCGGGCCTGATGGGATGGGGCGACCAGACGTTGCCGATGCCCGACATCGTTGGCGCAGCAGGGAAGACGAAAGACGCACTCAAGAACGCAGATAGTGCGGGCGAATTTTGGGCAGAGGTCGCGAAGCAGCTCGTGGGCCTCGCGGGCGACACGCTTCCGGGCGGCCGCCAAGCCGAAAAGATGCTGCAAGGCGGCGATGCTGTGATTCGCGGCGGGTCGTATCAGGGCTTTGGCGACAGCAAGAGGCTGCAATATCCGGTGGAGCCGCTGCTGGAAGATCCGTTCGAGGCGCTGCGCGCTGGGCTCTTCGGAAAGAATTCGCTGAACGAATCGCGTGCATATTGGGCAGCGGGCGGAAATGCGCTGAGTGTATCGCAGACGACGCTCTACCAGGAGCTCGTCGACATGGGCGCGGACCGCGAGGTCATCTACGACGCGATCCAGAAGTGGCGCAAGATCGACAAGGACGACAGCCTGACCGACGGCGAGCGTGAGGCAGCGCAGTTCGAGCTCGTCCGCAAGCTCAAGCTGACGAACGAGCAGAAAGAGCGGCTGCACGATGACCTGTCCCGCTCGTCGAGAAGCTATGCGGCAGCGCAGGAGGCGCAGAAGCAGGGCATCAGCGCCGAGACCTATGCCGAGTACAAGGACGCGACGGCCGATCTGACCGCCGATAAGGATGAGAACGGTAAGACCATCAACGGCAGTAAAAAGGCCAAGGTGATGGACGCGATCAACAAAATGCAGCTGAACAAGAAGCAAAAGGACTGGCTGTATCTCGACGCGGGGTACAGCGAGAAGGACATCGGAAAGGCACCGTGGAATAGCTGAGAATAAGAGAACACCCCGAGCCTCCCGGCTCGGGGTGTTCTCTTATGCGTGTCAGATGTAGCGGTTTTCAATGTCTGCGATCGGGTCGATATCGCGCTCATCGTCCTCGAGCGGAAAGTCGAAGCTCATACGGTTCATAGCCCTGTTGACCTCGGAGAGCACTGTTTCGTGTGGATCGGAATTAGCAAGAATGGAACGAACATCTTTTTCGACGGCGGCATAGCGGCGGCGCAGCTCGCGGATATCGGCCTCGTGAAGTTTAGAAATACGTCTGCGATGCAGATTCTCAATCAGGCCGAGCAGCAGCGTCACAATGATGCCGAGGAAGTAGAAGAGGTACATCACCCAGCAGAGCACGGTGCGCAGGCAAGGGTGAGCATCTGCGTCCTCGCACTTGAGGACAACATAGTGCAAAAGGCGGGCGATCATGTACGAGAGAACGGAGACCCCAAAAGCGAAGATATACTCAAAAAGCGTATGATGCACAAAGATCCCTCTTTCGTTTTTATTTCGGCGGGAGTATAGGGACACCATATAGGAATTTTTGCAGTTTGTCAAATTTGGCATAAAGAAAGCGCCTCGTAACAAGGCGCTTTCTTTATTGATAAATGGGATATCGGCCTCCATATATCAATTAACCATAAAATGAGCATGACTAAAGGACGAGGCGGTA